TGTTTGCGAAGAATGGAGTTGAACCCCATACTTCATTCTGAACCTTACGAAATGCAGAAGAGTTCATCTCTGCAAGTTGACGTGGGTCCAGTTCCTCCGACTCTGACAAGTCAGAGGCGTCGTTTCCGGTAGAAGTGTTGACGAGTCCCTTACGGAAGGTGTTTCCACCACGGTAAGACTCGACAGCATTCTTCTTTGCAGCAGCAACGGCTTCGGTAGCAGCCTTAGTGGCGGCCTCCGCAATCATTGCAGCAACTTGGTCGGCTGTAAATAGGTTTTCTGACACAATGTTCTCCTGTGTTTCAATAGTTGATTCTTCAGTAGCAACTTCTTCAGCAGCAACTTCTTCGGCAGGGGCTTCAGCCTCTGCTTCTGGTGCTACTTCAGTGTCTGCAACTGTTTCATCAGATTCCTTAGGTGCCTGTGCAGAAATAATCATTGCTGCAAGGGCAGATAGGTCTGCGTCACTCAGCGTACGGATAGCAGCGGTTTCAAGCGTTGCCTCTTCAGCCGGAGTTTCTTCAGTTGTGTTTTCGTCGGACACTTCTGTCTCCTTTTCTTCAGTTGGGGCATTGTCGCTTGACTCTGCCTGTGGTACGGGGTCCCCACAAGTGGGGCAATACATAGCGTCTTGTGGAGTTGTTTCTCCACAATTGCTACAGCCGAGCGCATTTGCCGTCATTGACGTTGGCAAGGGCGCTCCACACATGTGACAGTGAATTGCGTCTTCGTGACATTCGGTTCCGCACTCAGAGCACTCTTTTGCCGTCATTGCTGGAGCAGAAACTGCTTCTCCGCAACTGGGGCAGAATTGTGCATCTGCTGGGCAACCGGGAGCGCCACAGTGTTCGCATTCCATGTTGTTGTCGTCTGTCATAGATTCATCCTCTGGTCCCATGCCACCAGCATCGCCGGTTGCATCTACCTGTGACCAGTCAGGCTTAGATAGGTAAATGTCGCCATCGTCATCTGGGTCAATTGCGTGCATAGCAGCAATGGCACCAAAAGCAATACGATTAGCAACAATCCTTAGTTTGTGAGGGTCGTTTGTTTGACCAGTGACATTAATTGTGTCATAGTCATTAACGAGAGAAATAGAAGCGTAAGCCTCTAGAATTTCTTGAAAATCAGCAGCAAGTTGTTCTTGTTCGCTAACAATGTTTACACCATATTTCTTTGCCGCAGACTTAATGCGTGATTTAATACGCGCTAGTTGAGCAGCGGTGTAAAGTTTGGCGTTCTTGTCTTGGTTGATGTATGACCAAGCAGCACGAACGTGACCGGCACCATTAATAGGATAACGCTTTTGCTTATCCTTTTGATATCCAGGGTCAGCGTAGGCAACATCGCCATAAGGCTTAGATGCGTCTTTTTCAAAGATTGAGTTAACTGCATCCTCAACGGCTGTTTCTACAGCATCGCGAATTACATCAGCGGCTTCGTAAGCAACCATTTCCTCATCGCGTGAAACAACTTCTACAGTTTCTACTGATTCAAAAATTGCAAGTTTGTTGTGTGATTCTGCAAGAGCAGCGTATTGAATTTCTGCACCTTCAACGCCAGGGCTGTTAGTGAAGTCAATACCGTGAATTGCAAGGTCGTCAGCAGTTGTTGCTTCTTGACCATCGGTGTGTACAATCGTTTCTGGATTGCCACGCCATTCACCACGAATAGAAACGCCTTTAATAAACTTTCCTGCGGCAAGGTTTGCAACATCACGCCCGTGAGCAGTATTTGCAATTTCTGCTTCAAACATAGCAGAGCCATCGGCAAGAATTTTTACGTTGGTAATACGACCAACTGTTGAAGTTGCGTCGTCTTGAAAAGCCGCTGCGTGGCTGGTAGCCATGTTTAATGGCATTCCTTCACCAGATTGAATCTGGCCTTGCATGCGCTCTACGGCTTTTGCAATGTTACCGCGTGTGTAAAGACGACGGTTTTTTGAAAGGCCGGGCTTTAGAAATACACCACGAATAGTGGCTGCTTTTGTTGAAGCCATGTTTGGATTCTCCTGAGATTCTTTAGCGTCTAATTTTTTTATAATTCCATTAACCCAAGAACGCCCAGCGTCTCCGCCCCAACCAAGCCATGCAATGTAACCAGCAGATGGATTTGATTGGTTTGCCCAATCTTTGCCCTTCTTGTCAACTTCGTGACGAGCAAAATATGAGTGCATTCTTTTAATGGTGTCGGCAGATATGTTTTTACCGTTAGAAAGGTCTCGTGCACGAGCAACGCCTACGGCGGTCATGCCACGATTGTGTTTCCTGCGCAGTTCTAATGAACGTGCTGCATTTGCTCTAACTTGTTGTGGTGGTGAAAAACCTTCTGCCATAATTTAATTCTTACCTTGGAGTGTAACGGTGTCCCCGTACTCTCCATCTTTTGACTTGTTTTGCTCGATAAGAACGTTTAAACAAACGTTTTCTCATCTTGTGTTTTCTACTGCCGCCCCAATGGGTTCTACCCATGTAACTTGCGGGGCTTAAACTTGCTCTAAATTTTTTGTTTATACCACGAACCGTTGGTTTTGGCATTTTGGCTTTTGCTCTGTAACGTATAACCCTTGTTCCAAGTGGTCTTGCTTTTAAAAAAGCAATATCTCGCATATTAAATGCACGTATAGCAGCACCAGATTCTCGGCTTTTTAGAGTCTTTTTTTGAATTCCTCTATATTGAGCAGCCTTGGTGTGTTTAAATTGACCACGTCTCATTCGAGCAATCTGAAGGTTTGCTCTTTCAGCGGCTAATTGAGACGGTGTTTGTGAGCCAGATGGATACTTTTTGTGCAAGGCATAAGCGCCCGCACGACCCAAATAATTACCCATTAGCCGACTTCTTTAGAAACCAATGCGGCGGCTTTAGAGGCCGTCATTCCTTTATAAAAAATAAATTTAAAAATAGGTTTTGTTTGGTCTGCTTGTGGAAAAGTGTCTGCATCAATGATTCCACCTTCGGTGTAAGCATTTGCTTCTTCATTACTCATCTTCTAAAGACTCCGATATAGATTCGGTTCCTTTTGGTGCTTGTGGTGCACCCATTGCTGGGGTTGCTTGAGTTTTTTTTGTTGTTTTAGTGCGAACCGTTTTTGAAGATTTTGTCACATTGGGGTTAGGCGATGTGTTTGGTGGAACTGGTGCGTTTTTTGTTTGCGCGCTCACACCAACAGTCGTTGCTTGTACTGCAGCAAGATTTGCTTTAGACAGAGCATTAAGGTCTGACCATAGAACCATGTTTTGACGGTCAACAAGAATTGGGTCATCTCCACCATCAACGGCTGGTTCGCCGATGTCGGCACGTGCCTTGTTAAGTGTCCATGAACCATTGCGGATGCGTTGGTCTCGAATCATTTCGATAACTTCGTCGTCTCGCCAGTCCACTACGCCAAACTTTAGAATCCAATCAGTTACTCCATATGCCTGGTAAAGAAGGGCAAATGAAAACTTTTCAAGAACAATTTCTTGGATTGGTCCAACGGTATTGACGCGGAAAGTTTTGTCCTGCTGGGTGCCGGTTCCTCCCCCAAGGTTACCGGCTTCGATGACACCAACCTTTGAAGGTGGTACACCATACCCAGACAAGATTTCATCGCGGCGCTGTTGAAGGGTGTTGAGCCAGTTATTAATCTGGTTTGTACCCATTTCATGCACAATGGCACCACCCTTTGTTTCAAAGAGGTTACCGATATTGCGTGCGCCAAGGTTTCTAATTGCGTACTGTTGTTGAAGTCTTTTCATTTCCGATTCCGGAAGAGCCATAGGCCAGTCAACGTGAGCACGCAGTGGGTCACCGCGCTTCATTGTTTCTTTAATGAGAGCAGCAGTAAACAGCCAAGAAGTGATAGGCAGAATGTTTTTCTGCGTTGGGCTTACACCGTAAAGAGTGTCGCCAGGTGAATCAAATTTAACGTGAATAACTTCGTTTGACTTAAAGTGTGCTTCACGATTTGTTGGAGTTTTTTGATGATATCCTTTAATGACACCATGTTCATCAGATATAACTGTGATTGTTGTTGGGTCCAAAGGATAGAGAGCGACCGGCTCCCCCATAACCCAAACGACTTCTGTAAATGAGTCACCAAAAATAAGAAGGTCAGTAATAACCGAACGCATTAATTGGCGAATGTCGTCTTTGGGGTTAACGTACTTAAGTAGTTGTTGAATTTTTTTTACTTCTTCTGGTGCTTCTGGTGCTATTTTTTCCCCGGTAACGCCACCTTCGTAATTGACTTCTAGACCACCAGCAGTTGCTGTTCTGGCAATTGTGTCAATAGAGGCAGAAGACCATGGGCATGCCAAGTATGCTTGCAGCAATTGCTGCATGAACGTAGGTCGGTCAAGAGTACCTGCAGTAACGTTTGAACCTGGATTGGTTTCATTTGAACCACCAATTGGAACTCCGGTTGCATAACCGGCTCGTTTTGGACCACTTTTTGGGCGTGCCTCAATAATTCCTTCGTAGTTCAATGACGCTTCTTCAAGCCCTTTTCTAAAAGATGATATAGCCATCTCGGTTATCTTTCTTTAGTTAAAGGGACTAAGCCCAAGGTCGCCAACAAACAACCCTCCAAAGTTTGGTTGAAGTAACGGTTCTGATTGACTTGGTTCTTCAACAATGACCATTGTATCTGGAACACTTGTTTTAAAGATTGGGCCCTCGTCATAAAGTATTGGTCTTGCATGTGCTCCAGCGTACATGCAAAGGTATCTTAGTGCGTCAGCAATGTGGTCGTCAACGTTTCTTGTTTCAGAATCATCTGGTTTTGCTGCGCTTCTTGGAAGTGCTGGAATTTGTTCAATAAATTGCGGGCACATGTCTTCAAAAACATGAAGCATTGGGCAAAGTTTTTTACCCTCTAATTTGTGAATTTCGCATGCTGGGCCATCATTCAAATATTGATGAACTCTTGACCAACCGTTTATGCGGTCATTGTTTGCGGGCGAAATGCCGCAACCTTCAAGGCCATATATATCTGCAATAGAAAGTGGAGTTCCGCGACTTCCCCACATTGAGGGGTCGGCAATGCGAACTACTTCTTTTTCGTTTGATGCTTTTTCGGCTTCAAGAATAATTTGTGCTTGTTCGTCGGCATTGTGTCCACTCGAACATATTTCACGATAAACCCACATTCGGCTATCGTTATCAACTGCTGCCCAAACGACCGCAAAAGGGTCGCGAAATCCATAGTCAATGCCAGCGTATTTTGGCCATTCTTTAGGAATAGGAAATGAACGGACAACGTGTTTTGAGTATTGCCATTGTTCAAAGAACTGCCCGACCATTGCATCCCAGTCGCCGTCACGCATTGCGGCTCGACGCTGGGGGTCGGGAATTGAATTAAGAACCGCATCATAACCTTCGTTAATGTGAGGGTTATCTGTAGCCTTTGCAGGTATAAATGCAACGGTTCTAGAAAGTTTTGTTCCTTCAATTTTTTCAGTGTGACGAATTTTGCCACGCTTGGTTGGATTTACAAAACGGTCTTTTAAGTATTTGTGACCTATTCCGCCTGGGTTTGTTGCTAGGCGGAGTCCGATAACGGGAACAAGTTTGTTACCTGAACGAAGACGTTCTTCAATGTGCTGAATAACAGCAGGCATCATAAGAGAGGCTTCGTCAATGTAAAATGCCTGGTATTCACCACCCAAGATACGAGAGGCATCTTGAAGGTTTTCGGCATAAGAAAAATTGATAATTGAACCGTTGGGGAACTTCAAAACTTTTTGTGTTGAGTTCCATTTAGCACCAACGGGGGCACCATATTGCCTTTTTGCGAGTTCAGCAAGAAATGATTCTTCTAACTCATTGTATGTACGACGGAAACAACCAATTTTCATTCCGGGGAAATTGGCAGCATTCCAAATTGCATCCATAACAAATGCACAGGATTTTCCACCACCGGCAGCACCACCATAAAGTATTGCATCAAGACGTTCTCTTGAGGCTTCGTGGAATGCTTTTTGACGGGCTGTTGGCGTATACCCAAGTAATTCAAATGTGTCCACCTCTGGTGGTACAACCGAATTGGATATAAATTGTCCAAAATTAGACATTAATTAAACCAAAAGTAAAGTGACCAAATAAAACCCATTACGCAACTAAACAAAACAAAAATAGAAACCGCACCATAAAAAGAAGATATGGAATCAAGGTGTCTTATTTGTGAAACATCTCGTTTTAGGGTTAAAGTGTTTGCGGTTTCAAAAAAAGCCACAGTTTTTTCATAGCGTTCATCGCCAAGAACGCGCCTTGCTTCAATTTCTTGTTCTCCAACAAGAGAGCCAAGGCCAGAAATTATTTCTTCAAAGTCTGAATTTTCTTCGTACATGGAGGTTCCTTAAAAACGAAAGCCATCAACGTCGTTATCTGACATTAATCGACTAATAAACTCGTCGTGTGCTTCCCATTGAAGGTCGACAGGAAGTTTTCTCATTATTGAAACCTGCCACTTTTCAAAACCCAATAAATACAATTCTTCATCTGTGGGTATACAATTACACACCTGACTAGGTGCACAATGGTGGCGACTATTACTCATAAGATTACACGGCTTTTTGGTTCTGTCAAGTATTTAGAATCGCCGTGGCGGAGGTTGGTCGGTAACAAGAGGAATTCCTTCTGAAGAAGTCAACGCTCTCTTGTAGGCTTTCCATCGAAATCTGTCTGGCGCACCTGCGTCAACCCATTCAATATAACAAGGAATGCACATCGCTGTTTTAACGGCTGGTAAAACAACGCAAATTTCACAAGGTTCAGAAGTTGGCCTTTTACGTTTCTTCTCTTCGCCTTCTTTTAAAAAATTAATGCTTTGGTGAATTTTTCGAAGGTTTTCTTCGGATTGAATAATCCACTTTTCAATACTTTTAACTTCTTCTCGAACTGGGTCTTTTTGAGCCTTTCCTTCAACTTTGGAAATAACTGCTCTTTCTACAGAAGAAGAACTTGGCTTTCCGCCAGAACGTGCTACTGCAAAACTTGAACCCCCAGAACCACCATAAACGTCAACGGGAATAGCGTCACGTCTAACCAGTTCTTCTAAATCTTCAATCTTTATACGGTTGGCAAATTTGTTAATGTTTTCAATGCTTTCCAACATTCGTTTTAGGCGTTGTTGAGAGCGTCGATTTAACTTTTTTGCCACCTGCATTCCTCCGTATTATTAAAAAACACCTTTGCGGGCGTCAACTTAATACACACTCTTGCAGAAAAAATCATAATTGTCAAGTATTTCGATTGAAATAATCAACTATTTTAAAATAAAAAAAATTACCCTATTGATTGAAGGAGAATTTTTACAAAGTTTTCCAAAGACATTGTTACATAAGCCTTTGAGGTATTTTTGCGAATGCGTTTGTGCACAACAGCCCAAAGGGTCCCGGCTTTTTTGCCAGACTTTTCTGCTTGGTCACACCATTCAGATAAGGCCATTGCTTTGTGATTTTTTGCCTCTAGTACAATAGGCAGGTTTCTAACATCGCCAAGTCCCATTTCGCTAGAACCCCATCGTTCGGCATCAGGAAAACCATTTTCTTTAAGAAAATTAACAATTGCCGTTTCAAAAGATGTACCCTTTTGACGCGCTTTACTCACTAATATCTCCCAGGACAGAATCAACCGTATCAGCAGACCAATAAAAATTACAGACATAACAACGCCTATGAAGGTGCTCATCCCAGCGACCACAGACGCATTTTGCGTTTACCGGAAGCTTTACAAAGGTTGAAGCAATTGTTGCTCTAATAATCCTTTTGGAGTCTACCCAGCGTTTTTCCTTGGGGTCAAAAGTTTGTTCCACGGAAACATTAATCTGGTCATCTTCACACCTTGACCCACATTTGGGGCATTCGAGTACAATTACGTTTCTTGTTCGAAGAAGTGAGTCTTGAATGTTTATTGAAGGAAATTCGCTAGAAACCCTGTTCATTTAAGGTCCTCAATCCATTGTTTTAGACCAAACCAAATAATATACCAAGGCCATTTAAGGGCATCTAGGGAGGCGGTTTTTGAAAAAAAACCCTTATTTATTTCAATTTCTTGGTCTTTGTAGACATTAAAATGTTTTACGGCAATAGACCAATACCGCAAAAAAACGGCAATAGACACCGTTAAATAGGCAATGCCAATCCAAATCATGTTTATATTCCTTCGTTGTATAAATGTTTTATTTCTTCTTGATAGGCGTGAACGGTGGACCATGCGGAAGAAAGTCTTTCGCAAAGCCACTCAATGTC